GGGCTGCAACGGGCGGCGGCAACCGCCGCCGACCCGTTGTTTCACGTTACGGAGAAAAGTTTGAAGAACTTTGCGGATATTACATGAGCATAGGGATGACCTATCACGAATACTGGGATGGGGACTCTATGATGGCAAAATATTTTCGTGAAGCGGAAGAACGAAAAAGAGAACGTGAAAATTATAATGCTTGGCTTCAAGGGGTTTATATCTATGAAGCCTTGTTGGACGCTTCCCCGGCACTGAACGCTCTGAGTAAAAAGAAAAAGCCTTATCTCTACAGGAAATCTCCTATTCCGATTACTGAAACCGAAACCCGCAGGCAGAAGGATGAAGAAAATCGGGAAAAGATGAAAAATGGTTTGGGTGCTATGAGGGCGCTTATGGCGGGGATTAACAAGAAATTTGGGAAGGAGGGATAACTTATGGCAGTTGAGATTGAAGGTCTTGAGTTTCAAATTCAGTCCGACTCTGACAAGGCGGCGAAAGGTGTTGACGCATTGGCAGACAGTTTTGAAAAGCTGAAAAAGTCTCTGAAAGGTAACGCTGGCTTAAATGGCGTGAGTAAGAAACTGGAAGCTATCAACAGCGTAAAGGACAAGCTGACTGGCATGGAAAAACTGGAAAGCCTTGCGAAAGCCTTAAATCAACTGAATACCGTAAAAATTTCCCCCACAATCTCCAAAAGACTGACAGATATAGGCTCTGCCATTAACACCATTACCCCAGCGGCGGTACAGAATGTTTCTAATCTGGCAACGGCATTACAGAGAATACAGGGGCTACAGGTTCCGAACCTGAGAGGGCTTACAGGCGGCAGACGTGCTTCTTCTGCTAATTCTGCTCCTGCTTCTGCCCCGGCTGGCGCAAGTGCTGCTGGTGCTGCTACCTCTGGAATGACTCAGTATACAGCACAAACTCAGCAAGCCACTGTTCAAACCAATAGCTTTCTGTCTGCACTTGGTAGAGTTGCAAGAGGTGTAGATGGGTTAGTAGGCATTTCTTATCCATTTACTCAATTAAAAAGTGCTTTGACGGGGGTTCCGCAGAAAATAAGTGAGGTAGTTGGTAAGCTGAGAGAAATGTATGGGCAATTCAAGAACTCTGGTGGTGTTATCGGTATGTTCAGCCGAAGTATTAAGAGTCTCGCAAGTAGCCTTGGGTCTAAACTTGCAGCTTCTATGAAGAATTTTACTTCTTCACTGGGGAAAGGTTTTACATCTCCCTTGAAAAAAGCTACCTCTGGTCTGGGGAAACTGGGCTACGCCTTTAAGCAGGTTCTTCTCTATCAGGGGTTGAGCAGTCTGATTTATGGCTTTGCCAATGCCATGAAGGAAGGTATCAACAATCTGTACCAGTACAGTTCACTCATGGGCGGTCAGTTCAAGAGTAGCATGGACAGTCTGGCTACGAGTTTCCAATACTTGAAAAACAGTATGGGGGCTATGGTATCTCCTATCATTAACGCTTTGGCTCCTGCTATCGACTTCCTGATTGATAAGTTTGTAGCCCTGCTGAATATCGTCAATCAGTTTTTTGCGAGACTGACGGGGGCAAGTACCTACACGGCGGCTAAGAAATCTGCCGCTTCTTATGGGGACACAATCAACGATACCGCAGGGACAGCGAAAAAGGCTGCAAAAGAGATTAAGGACGCTACCACTGGAATTGATGAACTGAACATTATCAGTCAAAATGATAATTCTGGTTCTGGCGGCGGTGGCGCAGGCGGCAAAGACTATGGCTCCATGTTTGAGCAGTTGCCGATTGAAAACTCTATCTCTGAGTTTGCTGACAAGCTGAAAGCGGCGTTTGAAGCTGGGGACTGGAAAGAACTTGGAACCCTTCTGGGTGAAAAGTTTAATGAGATTGTGGACGGCATTGATTGGTCTGGTATTGGTCATAAGATTGGCTACGGACTGAACGGTGCAATTCAGACGGCGTATTGGTTCCTTGATACAGTCGATTTTACCAACCTTGGAGCGCACATAGCAGAATTGCTTAATGCGGCTTTGAGTGAGATAGATTTTACCTACGCAGGGAGGTTGCTCGTCAAGACGTTTACTATTCTGCCCGATATGATTATTGGGGGATTGAGTGAACTGGATTGGGGGCTGGTAGGTAAGAGTATCAGTGATTTTATCATTGGTGCGTTTGATGAAGCTACAAAGTGGCTGAATAGCTACAACTGGTCTGACCTGGGTTCTCTGCTCTGGCAGAAAATCAAAGACTTGTTCACCAACATTGACTGGGGAGGTATCGCAAGCAGTATCTTCACTTTTCTTGGCACAGCCATTCGTTCTTGTGTTGAGTTCCTGGGCGGCTTCTTTGGAAGTATCGGGAAAGACATTAAGAACTGGTGGGACAAAGAGATTGCCGGGGAGGATTGGAAGGAAACCGCTGTAAACCTTCTGAACGCAATCGGCAAAGGATTTGCCGACATAGGCTCTTGGGTCATGGACAACATGATTGACCCGCTCTTTAACGCACTGGTTGGGGAGGAAAAATGGGCTGAGTTCAAGCAGGCTGGTAGAGACCTCTGGAACGGCTTCACTCAGGGTGTGCAGGAGTTCTTTGATGACCCCGGCGCATGGATTAAACAGCATATCGTTGACCCGTTTGTGAAATGGTTCAAAGACCTGTTCGGTATTCACTCTCCGTCTACGGTGATGAAAGAAATTGGGCAGTATGTGGTAGAGGGATTTTTGGAAGGTATCAACTTCTTTTCTTCTATCGCCGGGACTGTAAAGAAATGGGGAAGCAGTGTTGTTGAGTGGTTTACAAAGGGTGAGGACGGCAAGGGAATTGTTGAGCATTTCAAAGATATTGCTGGGAATATTATCAGCGGTTTTAAAGATAAGGTTGGCTCTACCTATACGACCGTCAAGACCAATGTGACTACCTGGGCTTCCAAAGTTAAAGAGTGGTTCACCAGTAATTCCTTTGGAGGTGTAAACCTCTCCACATTCGCTACTTATGCCAATGAGACCATAGAAGGTTTCAAAAGCAAAATCGGAAGTGCCTATACGAATGTGAAAACGAACATTACCACCTGGGCTTCTAAGGTTAAAGAGTGGTTTACCAGTAGTTCTTACGGAGGGGTGAATTACCAGAACTTCTCCACTTTTGCCAACAATACGATTGAGGGCTTTAAGTCTAAAATCGGCTCTGCTTATACCACGGTCAAAACGAATGTTACGACTTGGGCAAGCAAGGTGAAGGAATGGTTTACCAGTAGTTCCTTTGGCGGCGTGAACAGCGCAAACTTCTCTACGTTTGCAAGCAATGTCATTACTGGATTTAAAGACAAAATCGGTTCTGCCTACACGACCACTAAGAGTAACATTCAGACGTGGGCTACCAATGTAAAGAACTGGTTTACTGGGATTGCTTCTAACTCTGCGTTCGCTGGGTTTGCAAGTGATGTTATCAACGGTTTTAAGAACAAAATCGGTTCTTATTATACAACCGCAAAAAGTAATATCACGACCTGGGCAAGCAAGGTAAAAGAGTGGTTCCAGTCTGAGAACTCTAATGACTCTTGGAGTACCATTGCAAAGAACATTGTGGATGGATTTGCAAACGGTGTTACCAGTTGGGCGAGAAGGTGTAAGGACGCTGTAGTAAGTTGGGGACAATCCGTTCTGAACTGGTTTGAGGACACGCTGGATATAAATTCTCCGTCTAAGGTTTTCTACAAGATTGGTGGATTTGCCGTTGCGGGCTTTAACAACGCTATTGCTCAAGTGGGTAAGACCACAAGAAGCGTGGTGGGTGAATGGGCTAACTCGTTCACAAATATTACGCCGACAATGGCTATGGCGGTTGATACCTCTGCTCTGCGGTATTACGACTCTGACGCATTTGCGAGAACTATTTCTTCCAATGTGGAGACGAACAATGAAATTTCTTCCACTGGGTTTAAGCAGGCTATGGAGGACTTCTATCGTGAGTATGTGGAGCCGACTCTGAACCAGATTGCGGAAGATACCCGCAGACAGGCAGATAAGGACGAACACCCGATTGTGCAGATTGGCAATCGTGTTATCACGGACGCTGTAGATGTGCAGACGAAAGCCAATGGATATAGATTTACGAAGTAAGGAGGTGCGGTGACAATGGCATATCTGGCAATTAACGGGTACGAGTTACCGTCTCCTAAACGTGGCGTAAGCCCGGTAGTCACTACTCTGGTTGACTCCGGGCGAAACGCTAACGGTACTGTGGTGGCACAGAGAATTGGACGTGACCAGTATAAGATTGACAATCTTGAATGGCCGTGGCTGACCGCCGAACAGTGGGAAACGATACTGAGTATTCTATCCAACTTTTTTGTGGACGTAACCTTTATTGACCCTGTTACCAATTCCAGGAAAACAATCAAGATGTACTGTGGTGACAGGACTGCTGAACCTTACTGGGTTGATGATGACGGCAAGCCTACGCACTACAGGAATTGCAAGGTAAATCTGATTGATACGGGGGAGTGATTATGCAGAAAGTATCGAAAGCATATAAGAAAAGCATGAAAGCCCCTTTGCGGGATAGAGGTTATATAATGCTCTCTTTCGGCGTGGTCAATCAGGAAGCACAGGCAAAGGCAGAGGTTTCAGACGGGGATTTTACCTATTATTCCAATGAGGAAAATCTGTTCAAAGAACATGATGACAGCTTGGTATACGCTACACTGGAAGAAAACTTTACACGGGTAGATGGCTCTATGTATTTTCTGCCCAGAGAGTCCCCGTCTGCACTCTACCTTGATACCGGACTGGTAGGGAGAGACCTTGTATCGGAAGCACAGTATGAGGTCACAATCGACCTGAATATTAAGGCAACCGACTTTAGAGGTATCACAATCAATTTTGGTGAGAACTACCCTACCGATTTTGACTTTGTAACCGATAAGGGGCAGGTGGTGGAGTTCAGAGGTAATGACCAGGCAGTTTTCAGTACAGAGGAAGTGCTGGAAAGCGTAACTACGCTGACGCTGGTTATCTACCGCATGAAGAACCCTCAAAGCAGGCTGCGGATTTATTCTTTCCGTTTTGGTTACGGCTTGATTTATGAGAATGACTCTGTGTTGAGTTCGTCTCTGGAAAGCTATGTTTCCCCTATCGGCAGTGATATTCCGCAGATTGATTTTACCGTTACCCTGAAAAACTACGATAAATATTTTAACGTGGACAACCCGAAGTCTGCTATCAACTTTTTGGAGACTGGACAGGAAATGGAAATTTTCTACGGGTATCAGCTTCCAGATGGCGGCGGGATTGAATGGGTAAGAGGGAACCACCTGCTTTGTTCTGAGTGGGAGTCTGATGACTATACAGCGACTATCCGCTGTCAGGACGTTTTCAGGACTATGGACTCTGAGTATTACAAGGGAATGTACGTTGGCACAGGGAAAAGCTACTATGATTTGGCTCTGGAAGTTTTGCAGGACGCAGGACAGACAGACTATTACATAGACCCCCGGCTGAAAAACCTGTATTCTAAAAATCCTTTGCCCCGTGTGCAGCATAAGGAAGCGTTGCAGATTATCGCCAACGCTTGCCGTTGCACGTTGTCTCAGACGAGGTACGGAACCATTCAGATTAAATCCAACTTCATTCCCGAAGCGGCGGCAAGCAGTAACGGTGAGACGGATTACTCCAATGTGAAGAATATCCTAAATACCGATACGAAAAGCGAATACGCAACTCTGGCAACGAATTACACGACTGCTGACGGGAAGATGTACTTCCTTCCCAGAACGGCAAGTGCGAGGACGCTCAATACAGGTTTTGTTTCCAATGAGCAGTCTGACGGGGAAGGAAAGTTCACTACAAACCCTATCGTGACAATTGTTCAGGAAGCCGCCTGTATGTACCACGGCGTTAAGTTCACGTTCGGAAATGCCTTACCTTCCGGGATTGTGATTAGAACATATAACAATGGAGACCTGGTGACAGAGTACGAAGTAGAGGAAGAAATGGAGAGAGTTCTGGTTATCCTCTATGACTTTGATGACTTTGACACCATGCAGATTGAGTTTACAGGGACAGCGGAACCTTACAACCGCATTGTGCTGAACAACTTTGCTTTTGGTGATGTGACAGACTTCACTATGGAGCGAATGGATATGACCAGTTCCCCGAAAGCAATTAAGCAGGAATTGGTAAAAGAGGTTATCGTCCCCTGTTACAGTTATCAGCAGGGAACTTCTGAGGAAACACTGGTAAGTGAAGAAATTACCGTAACTGCCGGGGACGTGGAAACCTTCTTTGTTGGTGAACCTTCCTACAATTTCCGGGCAACGCTGAATGAAGGAAGTTCTGGCGTGACAATCACCGACTGGGGCAACTATTATGTGACCCTCAAATTCAGCCAGACAGGAACCTTCCGACTGGAAGTGCTGGGGTATCGGTACAAGATTGTGGAGCGATATGCGACAAAATCTTTGAACCTGAGAGGAAAAACCGTGAAATGGGAAAACCCCATGATAAGTGATATGGAAATGGCGCAGGATTTGGCTGATTGGCTGGGGGACTACTATTCCGCAGGCATTGAGTATGAGTATTCGACCAGAGGGAACCCGGAGATTGACGCAAACGATATTGTGTACCAGGAGAATGAGTTCCATGACGGTATGAAGGTTAATATCTACCGAACCACTATCAACTTCAATCAGGCGTTCTCCGGGAAGGTAACAGCCCGCAGGACAACCGCATAGGAGGTGAGGTTCAATGAGTTGGGTTACACCCAAAACAGATTGGCATGGGCAGACAGACAGTGACGGTAACTATACGGGTGACAGGTTCAATGCTGCGGATTTTAACCGTATCAAGAATAACCTTGATTATCTGCGAGATATGGCTATCAAACTGTATGACGAATTTTCCATTGTCAGTCTGGGAACAGACAGAACTCCGAAGGATTATTTCTATGCTGATGAAATCAATCAGCTTGAGGAAAATCTGAAAACCATTAACAACTCTACTTTGCAGATGGCATACGGGGAGCCGCCCGTATATTACGATAACGGAAACACAATGGACTTTACAGAGTTGAACCGCTTGGAAAGCGCAATTCTTGACCTGTATGACCGTCTGACAAACGAGAGTGAGGGAAGGAGGATGTTTACATGGAATTTTGGAATGAAGGGAGGGGACTTGTAAATGGCATGGGAACTTTTACCCGTTGATTATACGGACGCTGTTTGGAGTGGCTTGAAGCGGTACAATACCGTGAACAATGAGGACGGCACAGTTTCCTTCCAGGACGTAACGGTGTATTCAGGAAAGGAAAAATCCTTCTTTGGCGCAAAGGACGCTAACAGGATGAACGAAGCCCTGAATACGCTTATGAGTATGGTGGAGAATGGAACTGACCTGTATACAGCTTTCCAGAATTACTTTGCAGTGCAGAAGGATTTGTTTGAGGAAGAAGCAGACAGCAAGGCAGAGGATTTTGACGATTACACCGATAATCTAAAAGCTGAATATCAGGCGAGTATGGCTCAGTTTGAAAGCCAACAGCAACAGACGTTCAATGCGTGGTTTCAGGCTATGCAGAACCAGTTATCTCAGGACGCTGCGGGGAACCTGCAAAATCAGTGTACGGAACTGGACGAAAGGCTCAGTCTTTTAGAGTACATGACTATGCAGAATGACTTCTCTGCTCCGATTGCTACGGATGACGAGACTATCACTCTCATTGTGGATGACCTGGATTACGCTATTTTGGCAGATTGGAAACATAAGGAGGAATAAAGAAATGTCGGTTATTAGCGTTCAGACAAAGAAATTTGGAGACCTTGGGACTATCCTTACCGCAGGTGATGACAGCCTGCTTCTTATCCATGATGGTACGGGAGTCAAGACTATCTCCACGGCGAACTTCAAAAAGGATTTGAAGGAATACATGGAAGGGGTCAATACCATTCTGGAGCAGTTGACCTATGACAATGCTGGGGCGCACAACTCTATCTACAGAGGGAAGAACCTTGGCACTACCGTAACGGAGGAACAGTGGGAAGCTATTTCCAGTGGTACTTTCACTGACCTGTACATTGGTGATTACTGGGTTATCGGCGGCGTGAACTGGCGTATTGCGGCGTTTGACTATTACCTGAACTGCGGCGATACCAGTTTTACGAAACACCACGCAGTCATTGTGCCTGATACCTGCCTGTACAATGCTCAGATGAACACTACCAACGTGACCACTGGCGCATACAAAGGCTCTGCTATGTACACGGCGAACTTGACGCAGGCGAAGTCCACTATCAACAGTGCGTTTGGAAGTTCGCACGTTCTGTCTCACAGAATTTATCTTTCCAATGCAACGTCCAACGGTAGGGCTTCTGCTGGTGAGTGGACAGACAGTACCGTTGACCTGATGTGTGAACACATGGTTTACGGAAGTGGTATTTTCAGCCCGGTATCGGACGGTAGCAATGTTCCGGACAATTACCGTGTTGAGAAAGGGCAGTTGCCGCTCTTTGCTCTGGAACCGTCCAGAATTTGTAACAGGGCTGCATGGTGGCTGAGAGATGTGATTACCGCTGCTTTCTTTGCCTTTGTCAACGGCAACGGCTTTGCGGACTCCGGCTACGCTTCTCTCTCTTATGGCGTTCGTCCCGCTTTCTGTATCGGTTAATCTAAAATCCCCTCCCCCTTGTGGGGAGGGGTAGAAAGGAACTTGCGATATGTCAGTATTAAAAAGCAAACGGAAACCCTCTCAGTTTGAGGTATTCCACCATTTGAATAAATTGAGAAAGGAAATTACTGATTTGCTTCTCCGGGACTTTGGCTATAATGCGATAAAATCTGAGAAGCGTCTGGAAAGACGGTTCGGTAGCAGAAGTTACGAAGAACTTACTGACATTGAGAAACAGCAGTATGACCGCCAGAAGAAAAAGCAGGACGCATTTGACGAGTGGTTTATCGAGAGTGAAAGGAACGCCATTATTGACTGTCTGCGGTCTATCGGTGAACACGTCTATACAGCAAGCAGTATCTATCCTACATACCCGGAAGAACTGGTTGAAAGGCGGCTTCATCAGGATTTGGCAATCGGTCAATGTTACAGGCTGGTTCAGGAATTACAGTACGCAATCGAGACGCTACCAGTTGATGTGAATACCTACTTGCGGTTTGGTGCTGATATTCAGAAAGAAATTGACCTTATCAAAGGTTGGAGGAAGTCTGATAACAAGTTCAAAACGGCTCTTTCACAGGGCAATCTCTAATACCGCTGCTAACTTTGCCAATGTCAACAACAACGGCAATGCGAACTACAACAACGCTTCTAACTCTAATGGCGTTCGTCCCGATTTCGATACTGTGATTAAATAGGCATTTGACCGTTTCACAGTGAGAGAAAGGAGAGATTGTCCTTCCGTATGGTAAATACTAAACACGACACAGGCGGTTACGACCGCTCCTGTTATCAGCGTGAGATATTTGACGGCAATGCGTTGTATGACGCTTACATAAAAGCAAAGAAAGGGAGTGACTGGAAACCGCAGGTACAGAAGTTTGAAATGACCTACCTTTTATCGCTGGCAAAAGTCCAGCAGGATTTAAAGGATGAAACCTACGAATTTTTACCCGGAACACGCTTTATTATCAATGAACGTGGCAAGACCAGATGTATTACTGGTGAACAAATACAGGATAGAGTGGTGAAACACGTTTTATGTGATGAAGTAATAACCCCGGCAATACGCAAACACCTCATTTACGATAACGGCGCAAGCCTTGAGGGTAAGGGAATTGCATTTACCAGGCGCAGGCTGGAAACCCACCTGCACAGGTTTTACAGCAAACATGGTTCCAATGATGGATATATCCTTTTGATAGATTTTTCAAAATACTATGACAATATCCAGCATGACGTTCTGATGAAACTGTTTTCAAAGTATATCACGGACGGAAGGGCTTTACGTTTGCTACAGCGGATTATTGACCGGGAGAAGATAGATGTTTCCTACATGACGGATGAAGAATACGCCCACTGTATGGAAATGGTATTCAATTCCCTTGAGTATGAGAAAATTGACAGGTGGCTGCTGACGGGCGAAAAGTTCATGCGAAAGCATTTGAACATTGGAGACCAGGTAGCGCAGGACGCAGGGATAGCCTATCGAATACCGATAGACAACTTTGTGAAGATTGTCAAAGGGGTAAAATTCTATGGTGCGTATATGGATGACAGTTACGCAATCCATGAGAGTAAAGAGTTCTTACAAGACCTGCTCTCAGAAATTATTGAGATTGCAAAAGGGATTGGTATTACCGTGAATGTGAGAAAGACCAGAATATGCAAACTGTCTGAAATGTGGAGGTTTCTTCAAGTGCAATACTCTCTGACGGAGACTGGCAGGGTGATACATAAAATCAACCCGAAAAGACTTACGGCTATGAGACGGAAATTGAAGAAGCTGGCGGGGAGACTTCCCGAAAAGGAATTTTACAATCTGTACCATTCGTGGATGGAAAATCACTACCGAATTATGAGCAGGCAACAGAGGGCAAATATGAATGACCTCTACAATAAGTTAAAGGAGGAACATTACCATGTACAAACTGATTTTGGCTGATGGGACTGAACTGACAGGGTTCACAAAGAATGGTGACAACTATATCCGCAAGGAGAAGGTGGACGAGAGTGTTTTTAAGGACAATCTTTCCACGCTTGAGATTACGAATGGTGAGGAAACTATCACCATGCACAATGCTGAACTCATTCAGCAGGTGGAGGACGCAGACGGCTTTCATATCTGTTTCAGAGAACTCTCTGCACAGGAATTGCAGAATAAAGTTACAGAAAGCAATGTAACCGATATTCAGGTTGCTCTTGCTGAACTTTATGAAATGATAGTGGGAGGTGTGTAAAATGGAAAAGATTTATGTCGCTCTTATTCGCAAGGGGATAAAAACTATTGATGACGTTCCCGAACAAATTCGTGCAGAAGTCAAGAAATTATTGAAGGAGCAGTAATATGTTTCTCAATATTTTTGGCAATCTATTTGTTTTTGTGAGAAGAAAGGAGGTGGAACGCATGGCTGTTATTTATGTCGCTCTTATTGTTAAGGGCAAGCGTACTTTTGATAGTGTTCCTGAGACTATCAAAGACCAGGTTAAGGAGTTACTGATTGACCTGGAACTGGAAACCCTCATGGGTGAGTAAACTACAGGATTTTGGAAGGGGGGGGAGTGAATATGTTTACTTCATTTCCCTTTCCGAAAGGTAAATCACATAATGGAAGAAGGTGGTTCCAGTGGAACAGTTTTTAATGCAGACGTACACTATTGCGTTACCGATTGTGCTTACGGCTCTTATGGGGTACATAGTCTTTTTGCTGAAAAATCAGAAGAAAGACAGGGACGCAAACAGCAAAGGTACTATGCTGCTTCTGCGGGTACAGTTGATTGAGTATCATGCTGAATGGAAAGCGAGAGGTTATGTGACGAAACATGGCTTGCAGAATTTCCTTGAAATGTATGACGCTTATCATGCGCTTGGTGGAAACGGTATGGTGACAGAACTTCTGAACGAAGTGAAGGAACTGCCCATTAAGGGGTGAGAATATTGAAACCAGGACAACGGTTCTGGATGGCTCAATGGGGCTAAGGGTGAGATACCTTTAGCCCCTTAATTTTTTAAAGGAGGTATTTACCATGACGAACATTAACTGGATTGTACGAATTAAGAACAAGAACTTCTGGCTGACTATTATCCCGGCTCTGCTTCTGCTTGTGCAGGTTGTGGCGGCACTCTTTGGCTTCACGCTTGACCTGGGAGACCTGGGAAACAAGCTGATTGATGTGGTCAATGCACTGTTCGTGGTTCTGGCTATCCTTGGTGTTGTGACCGACCCGACCACGGAAGGTGTAGCCGACTCTACGCAGGCACTTACTTACACTGAGCCGAAAAAGAAGGGAGAATAATTATGAGCAACAGTTCTTTGGTAGATTGCACTGTTAAAAGCCCGAACCATAGCGGTGCAAGAACCCATTCCATTGACCGTATCACGCCCCACTGTGTAGTGGGGCAGCTTACGGCAGAAAGTATTGGTGGGTGCTTCACAAGCACTTCCCGGCAGGCAAGCTGTAATTATGGTATCGGCAAAGACGGCAGAGTGGTTCTGTGTGTGGATGAAGGGAATAGAAGCTGGTGTTCTTCCAGCAATGCGAATGACCAGAGGGCGGTCACGATTGAATGTGCGTCCGACCTCAATCACCCGTATGCCATGAACAATGCCGTTTACCAGAAACTTATTGCGCTCTGTGTGGATATTTGCAAGCGCAACGGCAAGACGAAGTTGATTTGGCTGGGTGACAAGAATAAGACCCTTGCTTATGAGCCGAAAGCAGGTGAAATGATGCTTACCGTCCACCGCTGGTTTGCGAATAAGGCTTGCCCCGGAGATTGGCTTTACAACCGTCTGGGAGACCTTGCGGCGGCTGTTACGGAAAAGCTGGGCGGCACGTCCTCCACTGACACTTCTGGCTTGCAGGCTACTTCCCTGAAAGATATGGAGAACGCCGACATTATCAAGAAGATTGGCAGTTTGTTCATGGCTGACCAGAAGAACAGCGGCGTTCTGGCTTCTGTGTCTTTGGCTCAGTTTATCCTTGAGTCTGGGTACGGTAAGTCCGAACTGGCTCAGAACGCCAACAACTGCTTTGGTATGAAATGCAGTCTGTCCGGGAATACCTGGGGCGGCTCTACTTGGGATGGCACAAGCAAGTATACGAAGAAAACGCAGGAATATGAGAACGGGCAGTATGTAACTGTCACGGCTGACTTCCGCAAGTATTTCAGCGTGGAACAGTCTATTGCCGACCATTCCGCATATCTGCTTGGTGCTATGAACGGCAGCAAGAAACGCTATGACGGTCTGAAAGGCTGTACTGACTACAAAAAGGCAGTCCAGATTATCAAGGACGGCGGCTACGCTACCTCCCCGGATTATGTGGAGAAAATCTGCAATATCATTGAGACCTGGAACCTGACTGCCTATGACGCTGCGGAAAGCACGAGCGGCGCAAGCGGTACATTCCCAGACGTTCCTTTTACCGTAAAGGTCATCATAAACGATTTGAACTACCGCTCTGAGCCGTCCATGAGCGGCAAGGTGAAGGGGCAGACTGGCAAGGGTGTATTCACTATTGTTGAGGTCAAAGACGGCTGGGGACGGCTTAAATCTGGCGCAGGCTGGATTTATCTGCTCAACCCGTCTTACTGCACTGTCAACGGCTCTGCTTCTTCTTCTGGCAGTACGGCAAGTGCTGTTCCGTATATGGTGCGTGTCAAGGTTTCTGATTTGCGTATTCGTAAGGGCGCAGGCACGAACTATGCGGCTACTGGCTCTTATACTGGCAAGGGTGTATTCACCATTGTTGAGGAAGCGCAGGGACAGATTGACAGCGCAGGTAACAAGGGTCTCTGGGGCAAGCTGAAAAGCGGCGCAGGCTGGATTTGTCTTGCCTATGACAACTATACCGAAAAGGTCTAAAACCGCTGATAACGCTTAATCTGCGAGCATACAAAGGTATGAATGACAAGGTTTCCGTGAATTGTCGGATTTGCACTCATACCTGGTGCATTGCCCGTGAAATCCGACAACGTACCGTCTTTTGTAAGGCGGTACGTTTTTGTCGGTAAAGAGGTGAGATTATAAGCGATTGTGACCTTGAGCATATCGTTATCTTCATCCCATACGGTCACTGAGTTTACAAAGAGGTCTATGAGCAGTCTGCAAAATTCTTCATCCTCAATATCCCCGTCCTTGAACTTCTCAAGCCAGAATATGACCTGCTCTTTCTCAAGCGGTACAATCAATTCTTCTTCCTTTTTCAGTTGGGCAGACAGGTCTTTCTTTTCCCGTTCCAGTTCCACCATACGTTTTACAAGTGCGTCTGGCGTGGCTCCTGTTTCAATCGCTTTGGTGAGGTTATTGATAGAGACTTCAGTTTGGTGTATTCTGTCTCTGATAACAGGGATGGGTGAACCAGTCTCAATCTCATAGTCGTTTCTCTCACAGGCAACCGTGGCAAGGTGTTCTATATTTTCGTCTGTGAGTAAAGAGAGTGCGTCCTGGGCTACCAGTCTTTCAATATACTCTTTTCGCAGGTTTCTCTTTTGGCAGCCGTTATACTTTGACTTCTTCCCATAGCACTCATAGAACGCATATTTGTTTCCGTTGCAGTTTCCGTTCATTGACTCTCCGCAGTGACCGCAGAATAGTTTCCCTGATAACAGATAAACTCTCTTGGCTTTGTTTCTGCCGGGAGAGTTTTTTACTTTCTTCAAGCGAAGTTGCACTCTGTCCCATAAGTCACGGTCAATGATGGCTGGTATAGCGTCCTCTGCCCTGTAGTCATGGTAAGTGTATGTGCCGATATACCGCTCATTACGAAAAATCTTACTGAATGAGTTTTTGCCAAACTCTGTACCCTTTGAGGTCTTATACCCTCTGGCGTTGAATATCCTGCAAATTTCCGCAACGCTGTGACCCTCTGCATACATGGTAAAGGCTTCCCGCACAATAGGGGCGGTCTTTTCATCTATGACCAACTTCTTATCCACAGTCTTATATCCCAGGGGGAGTGCGCCGCCTATGGAATTGTGCTTATAGGCTGACTCCCGCATACCACGATTGATTTTCTGGGAGAGTTCGGCACTATAGAACTCAGCCATACCTTCCAGAACGGACTCAAGGATAATACCCTCTGGACTATTGGTTATGTTTTCCGTGGCTGAGATAAGCTGTACGCCGTTCTTTTTCAGGCGGTATTTATAGGTAGCTGAGTCATATCGGGAACGGGCGAAGCGGTCTAATTTGTAGACCACCACTGCGTCAAACAATCCCTTCTCTGAGTCCTTTATCATCTTGAGAAAGGAAACACGCCTCTCAGTATTCTTGCTGGCAGACGTGGCTCTGTCTGCGTAAATCTCTACAATCTTGATATTGTGCCGCTGGCAAAACTCCTGGCACACTCTGGTCTGCCCTTCAATGGATTGTTCCGTTTGATTATGGCTGGAAAATCTGACGTAAAGGCAGGCTGTTTTTATATCCTCATACATGGTTCTTCCTCCATTCTGCTAAGTCAATCACCCGGCAACTACCTCCCCTTTGGGTGCGGTTGTTTTTTCGTTCATGCAAACCTGAATGATATGAAAACGTCCCTGGGTGCTGGCTGAACGATAGGCTTCCAGCAAAAGCATTTCTTCCTTAGAGAGTGTACAAGTCTGCGGTTTTCTAAGTTCACTTAGACCCAAAAGAAAATCAGTGGTTACGTCAAAGTATTTTGCCAGACGGCAAAGAACGTCTGCTTTGGGCTGAGAACCGCTTTTCCATCCTGATACACTGGGGGATTTTACGCCCGCAATATCAAGCATTTCCTGAGTTTGGGGCTTCATCCCATGTTCTGAACATAACATTTCATAGCGTTCATAGAAAGTCATAAGGACACCTCCAAAATTTTTCTAAGAAAACCTTGAAAACCCCCTTGACAATCTAAGCAAACCTTGATAATATGAGTATGTCAACAAGAGTTGTTTACAAAAAGGCAAAAGAATAACGCCCCTCTGGGATATATTTTTTGCCAGGAGAGTTCTCAATGGTTTATGAGTGTGGTAACTTCATTATAACCTTTGGGGAGTTCTCTGTCAACTATTGTTTACAAGAATACTCAAAGGAAGGAGGTACATGAGACGTGGAGGAACGTGAGAATATTCGTGAACGATTGAGGAAGCACAGTCTTTCTTACGTTTGGCTTATCAGCCAGTTACGCATGAGGGGCATTGTCACGGACAAGACGGAAATGAGTTCTGTCATTTCTGGGGTGAGGAACGGGGCAAAAGCCGACTCAATCATCCAGACTGCCAACGATATTCTGGACAGTTACGAACAGGGTTCTGTCCTCGTTGGCGAGAAGTAATGTTTCCGAAAATGGAAGAAAGTGCTTTGGGTTCCCTGCTTGCGAAAAGGGTTAAAGCCTACTTCCAGGACAAGGAACACCAGAAAGAATTTGAAGAATGGTACTTAAAGAAGTACGGCAAGCGATTTGAAGGAGGATATTACCATGAAGGTAAAAAGAATGATTAAGTCTGACGTTGATACTTTCCGGGTTGGAGATATTATCAAGTTCAAACTGACAGACGGCGAGAAGGTACAGGCAATGGCGGTACAGCAGGAAAATGACGGTATGCTGTTCTGTCTGGTGGACTGCTTGGCTGACGAGTATTCCATGAACGAAACGAACACTAATGAGGGCGGCTATGAGGACAGTGACCTCAGAAAGAAATTGAACACTGAGATTATCGCCCGCTTCCCTGCCGACATTAAGGCTATGATGGTTCCTTTCGGGAATGGAGATTGTCTCCGTCTGCCGACTGAAAAAGAGATTTTCGGTGAGAACTATTATGGCGAGTACGAAAGTCCGTATGTGCAGCAGTGGAAGCCTATGAAGCAGAGACGGAACCGCATTGCATTTCGGGGTAAAAATGGCAGTTGGGAATGGTATTGGCTCCAGAATAAGTGCAGAGAGTCCGCTGCTAACTTTGCCTATGTCGACTACTACGGCAATGCTTACTACGACAACGCTTCTAACTCTAATGGCGTTCGTCCCGCTTTCAAAATCAGGGTTCTTTAATCTACACCCCCTTGTGGGGTGTAGGGGAGGTACTACATGAAGCGAGTGAACAAAACAATAGGAAATCAGTTTGAAGAAGAACTCTGTGAACTTCTGGCTGAACACGGATGGTGGGCGCATAATATGGCGCAGAACCAGACAGGGCAACCCGCAGATGTGATAGCAGTTAAGAACGGTATTCCCGTACTGATTGACTGTAAGGACTGTGCCAATAACATTTTTACCCTATCCCGTATCGAAGCGAACCAGGAAGGGGCTATGACCCGCTGGGAAGCTACAGGGAATGAGCATTGCTACTTTGCTATGCGGCTGAACACGGGGCAGATTTACATGGTGCATTTTGATGACCTTTGCCTGCGGGAGTTATACGGTGAAGGAAGCATTACTGAAAAAGAGTTTCCAGAGTTCAAGACCTTCAAACAGTGGGTGGAGGAATTTGAATGACAACGGAAATTGGAAGCCGTTTGAAAATCACTGACCCTTCCCCGGAACTGGTTGCCTGGTGCAAGAAAAATCTGGAAATGCCGAACCCAGAGTACCAGAAGAAAGCAAGGATGAATTTGTGGCTGGGAAACACGCCCAGGACGCTCATTTTATATGAGATTGAGGGCAACGCTATAATCCTTCCTTTCGGCTGTCTGAGGGCTATCCTGCCGCTTTTGGAAGGAGAGGTAGTGAAATACTTCCCTAAGAAAAGAAACGTCAAATACGGCGGCTCTGTGCCGTTATACGACTATCAGGAAGAAGCTGTAGGAGCCATGCTGATAAATCATTACGGTATCTTGCAGTCCCCCGCTGGAAGCGGAAAAACGCAGATGGGGATTGCTCTTGCCAGTGATTTAGGCGTGAGAACACTTTGGCTGACCCATACAAAAGACCTTCTGACCCAGAGTAAGAACAGGGCTGAACAATACTTCTCTCCTGACCTGATGGGAACCATTACAGAGGGAAAAGTCAATGTCGGGACGGCTATGACGTTTGCCACGATACAGACCATGTGCAAACTGGATTTGGAGCAATACCGTGATACCTGGGATTGTATTATCGTGGATGAATGTCACAGAGTAAGCGGAACGCCTACGGCGGTCACACAGTTCTCAAGGGTTCTGAACGCTCTCAGGGCAAGGCATAAGTACGGGCTATCCGCTACGGTGCATAGGGCTGACGGATTGATAAAGGCAACCTACGCAATGCTTGGGGAAGTGGTTTATACCGTTCCTGACGAAGCTGTGAAGTCAAAGATAATGACGGTTCATGTGCAGCCGAAAGGGACAGGGGTAAAACTCAGTTCAGATTTTTTAAACAGTGACGGAACTATCAATTATCCGAAGATGATTACTTACCTGACTGAGAATGAGGAACGGAATGAGATTATCATGGATGACCTTTTGGAAAACTGTGACCATTACAACCTTATCCTCTCAGACAGAGTTGACCACTTGAGAAGCCTGTATGAAAGTTTGCCACTGGCACTTAAAGTTCGGGCGGCGGTGATTGATGGGAAAATGACTACCAAAAAGCTGAAAGCAGAACGGGAACAGGCACTTGAAGATATGCGCTCTGGAAAGAAGCGTTACCTGTTTGCCACTTATGCTTTGGCGAAAGAAGGGCTGGATATACCCCGGTTGGATAGGCTTTATCTGACCACGCCACAAAAGGATTATGCAGTCATAGTCCAGAGTGTGGGACGAATTGCCAGAACCTTTGACGGGAAGGAACAACCCATTGCATACGACTATGTAGACTACATACGGTCATTGCAGAAATCCTTCAAGAAACGCTGCACGAGTTATCGTAAGTGCGGTTGCGTGATATTGGAGGGTGAATGATGGAAAATGACATTTTTATCTTTGACTGTGAGGTGTTCGCTCACGATTGGCTGTTCGTTTTCAAAGAGATAGCCACTGGGGAATACACAGTTATCCATAATGACAATGACGCTGTAGTTGCTTTCATGGAGCGCAACCCGTTCCTGGGAGGATTTAACAACAAGCACTATGACAATTTCATTTTAAAAGGGGTGATGTGCGGGCTTACTCCCGAACAGATTAAGGAAATCAATGACCTTATCATTGTGGAGGAAGTCAACGGATGGGATATACCCATTCTCAGAGAGTACAGAGTATACTTTGACAGCTTTGACCTTATGGACGATTGCCAGGTTGGGTTGTCTCTTAAAGCGATTGAAGCCCACCTGGGAATACCGATTGAGGAAACTGAGGTTGACTTCAATATCACTCATAGGCTCTCAGAGAAAGAATTGCAGGAAACCATTTACTACTGCAAATATGACGTGGACGCTACTGAGAAGCTGTATCACCTGCGGCAAGCGTATCTGAAAAACAAAGTCACTCTGGGTAAAGCGAGAAACCTGACAGATAGACAGGCAATGTACATGACCAATGCAAAACTGACTTCTGTTTATCTGAAAGCGCAAAAGCCTGAAAAGCCCTGGAATGACGAAAGGAACTATCAATACCCGGAAAAGCTGTTACGGCAGTATATCCCTCAAGAGGTGTTTGACTTCTTTGACCGCATGAAAGATGACCGCATACCCAATGATGAACTGTTCAGTAGCAAGCTGGAAATTATGATAGGTGTTTGCCCCTGCACTATCGCTTATGGTGGTATTCACGGCGCAATTCCTACCTATGTGGAGGAAGCCACTGAAACACGCACAATTCGCAACAAAGACGTGGCAAGCTACTATCCGCACTTGATGACCCTTATGGGTTATTGCAGCCGTAATATGCCGTCTCCGAAGATGTTTGAGGACACACTGGAAGAAAGAGTTGCCGCTAAAAAGGCAGGCGATAAAGCCACTGCAAATGCTTTGAAGCTGGTTCTCAATACAACATACGGAGCCATGCTGAACGGTAAGGACGGAACAGCGTTCAATGACCTGTATGACCCCCTGATGGGACGTTCCGTGTGCATTTCTGGGCAGCTTTTCCTCTTGGAACTTTCCGAACACCTGATTGCTGAGTGTCCTACTTTGAAAATCATTCAGCTTAACACAGATGGTATCATGGTGAGTTTTGACCATGAGGATGAAGCAAAATATCAGGAAATCACCCAGGAATGGCAGGACAGAACAGGTTTTGAACTGGAAGAAGATTTTATTCGCAAGATTGTTCAGAAGGACGTAAACAACTATGTGGAAGTCCCGGCTGACGGCGGGGAGCCGAAGGTCAAAGGTGGACAGCTTGTGCGGGGGATTGCTCCTGCGGGAGCCTTTAATATCAACAATAATGCTGTGGTAGTCGCAAGGGCGATAAAGCAGTATTTCATTGACGGTACTCCCCCGGAGGAAACCATTGCGGCAAGTGAGAACATTCTGGATTTTCAGCTTATCGCAAAGGTGGGAGGTAAGTATTCTCAGTGCTATCACCTGGTAGGCGGGGAAAAAGTGATTGTTCAAAAGGTGAACCGTGTTTATGCGGTATCAGACAAAAGCAAAGGGACAGTCTATAAAACCCACGCTGTTACAGGTAGAGACGCTAAAGTGGCTGGACTTCCCACGCATTGTGCCATTGACAATAACAACAATCTCTCCATAGAGGTAGTTGACCGAAAGTGGTATGTCAAATTGGCAAAGAAGTATATCAATGATTTTTTGGGCATTAAGCCGCCCAGAAAAAATACCAGACGGATTAACTCACTCAAAAAGAAATCTTTAGCATTATTCGATTAAGGAGGATAAGACTATGAAGTTTACAGATGTTGAACCCATGATGAAGAATGGAGCAAAAATCAAGCTGGCTAAGTGGAAGAACGCCTACTGGTACATGGACGAAGAAGGTTGCATTATCAATCACTTTGAAGAAGGTGAGGAAGTCCCTGCTGTAGCACTTTTCCCGAATGACCTTATCTGGGTTATGCGTGATGACTGGGAAGTTGTTCAGGAGCCGAAGGAAGAAAAGACCTATCCCTTTGGCTACGCCATTTCTGAACTCAAGAACGGTAAGAAGGTTGCCCGCAAGGGTTGGAACGGCAAGGGAATGTTTCTTGTGCTTTGCCCTGGTAATAAGGTTCCCGCTGACCACATGAAGGTCAAGGAAGTCAAGAAATTCTACCAGAACGAGAAACAGGACACGGTTACTATCAATCCGCACATTGATATGAAAGCTGCTGACGGTACATACGTTACAGGTTGGCTTGCTTCTCAGACTGATATGCTGGCTGATGACTGGTATGTGGTTGAGTAAGGAGGACAAGCAGATGAAAGTATTTCTTTTCTTACTTTTACTCATTGCCCTTGAAGCCCTCAGTTTCGGACTGGCAGCACTCATTGTGTGGGTATTGAGTCTGTGTTTTGGCTTTGTATTCTCATGGAAACTGGCTTTAGGGTTATGGATTTTGTTTCTTGTCACTCAGAGTATTTTTAAGCCCAGAAACAACGGTTAAGGAGGAATTTGAAATGGCAAATATCTATGAAGGAATGAATGTACGGCAGAAGTTGGCAAAGGCAAGGCTGTACTTCCTCAATCAGAAAATCAAGAAGTCTGGTAAGAATATGCACCTTGAGTTCAAGTATTTTGAATTGGAGGACATTGTACCCCCGGCAATCCGCATTTTCGCCCGTGTTGGTCTTACTACCAACATTGAGTTTACGGATGATAAGGCAGTAATGAATGTGTTCAACACGGATGATGTGAATGAACCCCCGCTGTCCTTCACGGTTCCTTATCGTGAGGTAAAGCCGATTATCAGCAATCAGGGAAAAGAAGTCACAAACCCCATGCAGGCTTTGGGTTCTTCCGTTACATATCTGCGGCGCTATCTCTGGATGACCGTTCTTGATATTACGGAACCTGATGACATTGACGCAACTCTGGGGGCAGAGGACGAAGGAACAGAGGAAGCAGAAATTCCCGCCCCAAACCCTGAGACTGCAAAGAAAGAGAAGAAGCAGAAGCCCCCGGCTACCGCTACTGAGCGTAAGGCAGCAAAGGAAAATCTGACCGATACTGAGGGCAACGCTGACGCTTTGCAGATTGCGGCTCTCAAGAAGGTTTGTAAGGAACTTTTGGAAAAGGACGAGACTCAGGAAGATTTTGTTCAGCAGATTGCCATGAAAACTCAGGGCTTTACCGTTGTGACCCGTTCGGCTTGCGAACAGCTTATCAAGAACCTTGGTGAAATGATTGACTCTTACGGTACGGAGGAATAAGGATGGGTGACAATGTAAATCACCCTGCCCATTACGAAACAGGTAGATTTGAGTGTATTGACGTTATGCTGGAAACCCAGGGTACGGAAGCGGTAAAGAGTTTTTGTATCTGCAATGCACTCAAATATATCTACCGTCACAAACGCAAGAATGGGTTTGAGGATATAAGAAAAGCTATCTGGTATCTGAATAAAGCTGTTGAATTGGAGGAAAAAGACCATGAGAAAACTGAGACGAAGTGTAGCAAGACACAATATGTTGCGGGCGGGATTTACCCGGCTGAACAAAAAGGGCGGGGATGGAAGAAGCACTTTTTCAAAGCTGTGGAGAGAGTACGTTTAAGGAGGGATAAACCATGAAGTGGAATGACGATAAGACAATTACGATTGTCCCACCGAAAAAGCCGAAGAAAATCACGGGTACACGGTTTGCAGCGATTATGGGACTGAACCAGTGGACTACCCCTTTTAATGCCTGGTGTGCAATCACCCGAACCTATGAGGAACCGTTTGAGGACACCATTTACACTGTGGCTGGTAAGACAATCGAACCGAAACAGGCTGACTTTATGAAGAAGTCCTATTTTATGAGTAACCTCATTTCCCCTACAGATGTGTACGGGAAGGATTACTTCAAAAAGACCTGGGGTGACTTCTTCCATGATACGCCTATCTTTGGTGGAATGTGGGACTATTTGCTGGTAGATAAGGACGGAAAGCCTACTACCGTACTGGAAATGAAAACCACGAAGCGCAGTGAGGATTGGCTGGATGATGTACCTGAGTATTACGCTTTGCAGGCGGCTCTCTACGCTTACCTGCTGGGAGTGGATGACGTTATCATGGTGTGTTCCTTCCTTGAGGAAAAGGATTATGAACACCCGGAAGATTATCAGTGTAGCACAAAGAATACGATTGTTCGTCCCTTCAAGCTGTCTGAGCGTTATCCCACCTTGAAAAAGACCATTGAGCAGGTGAAGAAATGGTGGAAAACTCATGTGGAGGGCGGCGTGTCCCCTAAGTATGATGAAAAAGATGACGCTGATATTCTGAAAGTGCTGCGGGACAATAACCTTTCTCCCGACACGGATTTGGACGCTCTGGTAAAAGAAGCAGAAAGCCTTATGAGCCGTATCGAAACGGTATCTGCCACAATCGCAGATGATGAGAAGCGGCTGAAAAAGCTGAAAGAACTGATTAAGGCGGCTGCGGTCAAACAGTTTAAACCGGGTGACAAGACCGTGACGATTGAGGGTGGCTCTTACAACTGGGTAACTTCTGTATCCATGAAGAAAAAACAGGAGTTCAATGTAGAAGCTATGGAAAAAGATGGGGTTTACAGCAAGTATGTAAGTGAGACAGAAAACCCTGAATATAGGTTTACAGCGAAGAAACGGGAGGATAAGTAATTATGTATGTAAATGCGTTTGTTCTGGGAGTGCTGGCTACTCTGTTTGTAGAAATGGCTCTGGTTATTGGAGTCGCAATCTGCTATGGATTTTATGAAAGCCGTCATTCTCATAACAAGAGAAGGGGGTAATGCCCTTTGCTCAAATATATCAGCTTATTCAGCGGTATAGGAGCCTTTGAGAAAGCCCTTTTCAACATTGGCGTACCGTATGAACTGATAAATTATTGTGAGATAGATAAGTATGCAAGTAAGGCATATTCTTTGATACACCATATCCCCGAAAGTAAAAATCTGTGGGACATTACAAAGGTGGATGAAACCACTCTCCCCTCAGATGTTGACTTGATTACATATGGCTTTCCCTGCCAGGACATTTCTATTGCTGGAAAGAAACGGGGATTTGTAGGTGAGGACGGGAAAAAGACCCGAAGCGGATTGTTCTTTGACGCATTGAGGATTATCGAACACTGCAAACCTAAAGTGGCTATTGCAGAAAACGTGAAAAATCTGACCAGTAAAAGCATGAAAGGCATTTTTGATATTGTTCTGAACTCTCTGGACGAAGCGGGCTATAACTGCTACTGGAAAGTAATGAACGCTGCTGATTATGGTATTCCTCAATCACGGGAACGAGTGATTATCGTATCAATCCGTAAGGATATTGATAATGGCTCTTTCCAATTCCCTGACCCAATTCCTCTTACACGTTGTCTTGCTGATATGTTGGAGGATGATGTGCCAGAAGCATTTTATCTTTCAGAGGATAAGACCCGAAGCGTCATTTCTCACAATGATAAACACCCTGGTCATATTGCAGACAGGGGGGGGATATGCCCCACGCTCCTATCAAGAGACTGCAAAGACCCGAAAGTGATAATTGTGCCTATGAAAATCATTCAGGCGGCAGATTTGAACCATTACGGTAATGACCAGATGAACCGTATCTATTCACCAGAAGGGCTTGCCCCAACACTGAAAACCGTTAGTGGGGGGGGGACGTGAGGTGAAAATAGAGGATAACGGGAGATACCGAAAGCTGACACCTAAAGAGTATTTCAGACTGATGGGATTTACAGACAGTGATTATGAAGTGCTTGCGTCCAAAGGTATTTCCAAAACACAGATTTATAAGATGGCTGGCAATTCGATTGCCGTTACCATGCTGGAACACCTGTTCCGAAAACTCTACCACGATACCAGTCGGATTGATACCTTAAAGGCACAATCTCTGGATATATTACGAAAACTATAAGGAGGAATTTACAATGGCAAAAATTGGTTTGAGTGAGGGGTTTTCCCTTATCCCGAAAGGCACTCATGTTTTCCAGATTGTTAAGGTCAACTATAAAGTGGATTTTGGCAAGATGGAAGTCACCATGCAGCTTGCTTCCGGGCAGAAACACGTTGAACGGTTCTCTCTGCTGGACTCTAACGGGGAGCCGAACCAGGGTGGCTTGAACGCTTTCAGCTACTTTGCAAAGACCGCACTGAATGATTTTTCCCTTACGGAAATCGACCATGAAGATTTGGTAGGGCATTTTATTCGTTGTGAGGTTGACCATGAGGAAGTAGAAAGCAATCGTACCCCTGGGAAAATGCTCAAGTTTGTGCGGCTGGGTGATAAGGAGCCTGCGGATGGTTTTGATGAAGAAACCGCTGCGCCTAAGAAGGAGACGAAGCCTGCCCCCGCAATGAACCCGCCTGAGACAGCGCATACCGCAAAGAAAGGCGGATTTGACCTTGACACTTTGTTAGGGTGAGAAAGATGACCTGCGGAGAGTTAAGGTTTACGCCCAAACTCTCCAATGGTTATATCTGAAAATATCAGAAACAAAGAAATGGAGGTTTATTCATGGATAAAAACGGACGTGTGCGGCTGTTTTATCAGATTATGAAAGAGGTCTTTGACAAAAAGACGGTAACGCTGCTTATTGCAAACCTTGAAAGTATCGGTTTCTTTGACGCTCCTGCTTCTACGAAGTATCACGGGAATTATCCCGGAGGGCTGTTTGACCATAGCTTTGCCGTGACCAAAACGCTTCTTTCCCTCACTGAACGGCTGGAACTCAAATGGAAGCGTCCTCAGAGTCCTTACCTGATTGGTATGCTCCACGACCTATGCAAGTGCGACAACTATATTCGTAAGCCTGATGATACCTACGAGTATAATACAGGGCTTACTTTGACGGGACATGGTGATAAGTCGGTCATTATGGCTCAGTCGCTTCTTCACCTTACGGATGAAGAAATTCTCTGTATCAGGTGGCACATGGGAGCCTATGACAGTAAGGAGAACTGGAACGCTTATGGAGCGGCGATTGAGCAATACCCTAACGTACTCTACACTCATACTGCCGATATGATAGCGGCAAAAATTCTCAAAGTTTAAGGAGGGATTTTCTATGAAGAAATTTGTTGCTTTGCTCATGGTTATGGTTCTGGGAATGTGTATGCTGACGGGCTGCACTGAGTCAGACCAGGTTTCCTATAATATCAGTAAGGAAGCCAATAACTTCAATGTAACCCGAAAGCTGACCGTTATCAATGCCCGCACTGATACGGTATTGCTTGAAATGATTGGCACATTCTCACTCAGCAATAACAGTACAAATGAACTGGAAATTATTTGTGAGGTTGATGACGGTATCTACCAAAAGCACTTTGTTTATCTGAATGAATATACGCTGTATGTGGTGGAAGATATTTCTGGTGCGGAAGTAGATAAGTACCATTATGAAATCAACTTCCTGCCTGAATATGGATTTTCTGTTACTCACAGTGATTAAGGGAGGGTAAAACCATGACTGGAAATGAATATCAGAAGTTGGCAATGAGAACTTGCAGTATTCCCTATGATAAGAAGGATGACCGTTTGAACCATGCTGTTTTTGGTCTGACTTCCGAAGCTGGGGAGGTTGCAGGAATTTTACAGAAGGTGTACCAGGGACACCCGTTTGACAAGGAGCATATCAAGAAAGAACTTGGTGACTGCCTGTGGATGATTGCAGAAGCGTGTGAAGCACTGGACTTTGGGATGGATGATGTTATGCAGCTTAACATTGATAAGCTGAAAGCCCGTTACCCAGAGGGCTTTGACACTCAGCACTCCCTTCATAGGGCAGAAGGTGATGTGTGATGAAATATCACAATATCACCCATGATGATATGAACAACGGTGACGGACTGAGAGTAGTTCTCTGGGTATCAGGGTGTGAACACCACTGTAAGGGCTGTCAAAATCCCGTCACCTGGAACCCTGATGACGGCTTGGTATTTGGGAAGCGTGAAAGGAAGGAAATCTTCAACGCTCTCAAGAAGCCGTATATTGCAGGGATTACATTCTCTGGTGGAGACCCTCTACACCCTTCTAATCGTGCCTGCGTATATCTTCTGATGAAGGATATTAAGCAGAGGTTCCCGAAAAAGACAATCTGGGTTTATACGGGGTACACCTGGGATGAAATTATGGCAAACAAATATCTTCCTACCGTTATGAAGTATGTGGACGTTCTGGTGGATGGACGCTTTGAGGAAGAACTGAAAGGCGGCGGAAGCGTCAAATCCACATTTCTGACGGACATCGACAAATTGTTTGAGACCGCACTTCAGACTGATGGGATCGAAGGCGTGATCCTCAACCCATGGAACCGTACGATCATGCTGGATAAGCTTCTTATTAAAATTATCCTTGGAAAAAACGCATAA